ACAGCTGAAATTAGTGGCAGATTAGGTTTTAGAATAAAACCTGGTGAAGTGGAAAAAATGACCAGTGAATTTGAAATGGATTTGTCTACTACAACTGCAGTCAGGAGAGAAGCAGTTTGGGTTTCCATGATTGTAGCTCCATGGCTTTCTGAAGGACAGAAATGCACAAAAGAGTTAGCAGACAAAAACATCAAAGGAACTGATGCAGAAGCAATAAATGATTTTGTGGATAAATTGAATTATCCTGAGGAGGAAGTATTGGAAAAATCGGATGGGCAGTAAGATCAGGTGAAGTTCCAAAGGATGATAAAGTTTTACAGAAGATTTTTAAATTATATAATCTCAGCAAGGCTTTCAATAAGTTTCCAAAATCCGGAGGAATTTACAATCAACCTGGTGTGTTAATTGATTATTTTTTGGAAATTGAAAACCAGTTTGCTCAGCAAAGAGAAAGCAAATCAAGAGAAATGAACGCAGAGAGTTTTGCTGCCCAAGTAAGAGGACGTGGAAAGCATGGCAGATAAAGAAATTGTAATTAATGTGAAAAGAAGCGGAGGCGGTGTAGCTAACGCTGTTTCCGGAGGTTCTTTTGGAGGAGTAAAAGGAGGAGGAGGAATTCTTGGTTCTCTTTCAGGTGCTTTAGGAAAAGGCATGGCTGCAGGAGCAGGTTTTGGAGTTTTAATGGCTTCAAGTAAATCTTTGCAGAGAACTGTTGAAAGAATGTTGAAGTTAATTATGATGGTTTTACGTCCTATTGGAGACATGTTGTCTATTATTTTGCAGCCGTTGATGATGTTAATTAAGCCTTTGGCTATTTTTATTAATGGATTATTTCGTCCTTATTT